CATCAACAGTAAAATCCGAGGCGGAGAAGTTCAACACACAGGTGTTGTACCATTCCTCAAAAAGTTTGAGGCAACTGTCCGATGCTGCACTCAAAATGGCATTCGAGGTGGAAGCGCGACTGTCCACTTCCCAATCTGGCACCAAGAAATAGAGGACATTATTGTTCTTAAGAATAATAAAGGAACAGAAGATAATCGTGTTCGTAAATTGGACTACAGTATCCAACTTAGCAAATTGTTCTATGAACGATTCATCAACAATGAACACATCACGTTATTCTCGCCACACGATGTTCCGGGATTGTATTCTGCTTTTGGTACTCCTGGATTTGATGATCTATACAGAGCTTACGAGGGTGACCCAGACATTCCTCAAAAGGCAGTTGGTGCTCAGGAGCTTATTCTGGACCTTCTAAAGGAGAGAGCAGAGACTGGTCGTATCTATATTATGAATATTGACCATTGCAATACACACTCATCATTCAAAGATAAAATTGAGATGAGTAATCTGTGCCAGGAAATTACTCTTCCAACATATCCTCTCAATCATATCGATGATGAGTTTGGTGAAATTGCACTTTGTATTCTTTCTGCTATTAACGTTGGTAAGATTAAGTCTGATGAAGAACTAGAAAATCTCTGTGACTTATCTGTCCGTGCTCTTGATGAATTGATTGATTATCAGAACTATCCCATCAAAGCAGCAGAGATTGCTACAAAGGCACGTAGATCGCTTGGAATTGGTTTCATTGGTCTTGCCCACTACCTTGCCAAACTTGGATACAAATACGACTCTCAGGAGGCGTGGGATGCTGTTCACGGACTCTCTGAATCATTCCAATTCTATCTTCTGAAGGCATCAAATACTCTTGCAAAAGAGAAGGGACATTGTGAATACTTTGGACGCACTAAGTATTCTGATGGGATTCTTCCAATCGATACATATAAGAAGGACGTTGACGAGATTACCAGTATTCAGTATGAGCATGATTGGGAGAATCTTAGACAGTCCATTTTGGAAAACGGACTCCGACACAGCACATTGTCCGCACAGATGCCTTCGGAGAGCAGTTCCGTTGTGTCAAACGCAACAAACGGAATCGAACCACCTAGAGACTACCTGTCCATTAAGAAGTCAAAGAAAGGTCCACTCAAACAAGTTGTTCCTTCATACACGACTCTTAAAAACAATTACACGCTTCTCTGGGACATGAAGAGTAATGATGGATACATCAAAGTTGTTTCGGTCCTTCAAAAGTTTTTTGACCAAGCAATTAGTGGAAATTGGAGTTACAATCCAGAGAACTATGCCGACAATGAGGTTCCAGTTTCAATCATGGCAAATGACTTTTTGAACTGTTATCGCTATGGTTGGAAGACATCCTATTATCAAAATACATATGATATTAAAACGGATGAGGTAGTCGAACCAAAGAATAAAATTGAAGATTTAATCGAAGAACTATCACAAGTAGAGGAGGGAGAGTGTGAATCCTGTGCAGTTTAAAATTTCAATGAATGATAATGTTAATAGTGATGTCAAAGGAATGACAGTTTTCAACACGGAGGTTCATGATCACAAAAAACAACCAATGTTTCTTGGTAAACCCTTAGGTATTCAAAGATATGATTCTTTTAAATATCCGGTTTTTGAAAAACTTACAACTCAACAATTAGGATACTTTTGGAGACCTGAGGAGGTCTCCTTACAAAAAGATCGAGGAGACTATCAAACACTTCGCCCAGAGCAAAAGCACATATATACTTCAAACCTGAAGTATCAGATCATGCTTGATTCTGTCCAGGGCAGAGGACCTAGTATGGCATTTATGCCGTATTGTTCTCTTCCTGAACTTGAGGCATGTATGGAAGTATGGGGATTTATGGAGATGATCCATAGTCGTTCATATACTCATATCATCAAGAACGTATATTCTGATCCGACTGAAGTTTTGGATAAGATTATTTCGGACGAAAGGATTCTGGAACGCGCACGTAGTGTGACAGAATCATACGATGACTTCATTTCTTCTGCTCAACATTATGGAAATAGTAGTGATTGGGTTCATGCACAAGAGGGTGCAGGAAACTTTAGAGAGCAGCGTTATGAACTGAAGCGTAAACTTTATAGAGCAGTTGCAAATGTCAATATCCTTGAAGGCATTCGCTTTTATGTCAGTTTTGCTTGTTCTTTTGCATTTGGTGAACTTAAACTTATGGAGGGGTCGGCTAAGATCATCTCCCTTATTGCAAGAGACGAGAACCAGCACCTGGCAATAACACAAAACATTATGAACAAGTGGAAACAAGGTGATGATCCCGAGATGGCAAAGATTGCCAAGGAGGAGGAAGAGTGGACTTATGCGATGTTTGATCGTGCTGTAAACGAAGAAAAGAAATGGGCAGATTATCTTTTCAGAGACGGTAGTATGATTGGTCTGAATGATAAGTTGCTCAAACAATATGTTGAATGGGTTGCAAATCGTAGACTTAAAGCGATTGGCATGAAACCTGTGTATGATGTTTCCGCGAAGAATAATCCTCTTCCCTGGACGCAACATTGGATCTCCTCAAAGGGACTACAAGTTGCTCCACAAGAGACAGAGAACGAGAGTTACATAGTTGGTGGAATCAAACAAGATGTTAAAAAAGACACGTTCAGCGGGTTTAAACTTTGAGATAGTCTTTGATAAAGAAAAAGAGACCTGGATTCAGAAGGTTAAGAGGTGGTGTGCGAAAATTGCACCGCCTTTTAACCTTATTTTTTTGCATCTATTTTCTCTCGTGGAAGAATCAAAGGTTGATAATGAGGCAATAGGGATATGGCAGCAGCAGGATGCCCCAGAAACGCCTGTAATCGTCGAGAGCAAGTCCGAGGTAGATGGACTGACGGATCTCTCTATAAGCAATCCTGTGGTCAATTCACGTCCTCTCCCTGACCTATGGGGAGACGACTGGAATGATTCCCTTGCGAATATGAGACTCTGGCTTGACGAAGATGAGGATCATATGTAGAATATCTTTGTTAAGGTTGATAGGATAAATATACAAAGTTATCTTAAAGACTACTTTGGAATGGTTGATTATGAAAATCCATGGATCTACAACGGCAAAGAATTTACTTCTGATCACATTGGCAGTCACTTCGGTTTCGTCTATCGCATTACTAACAAAGAAACTGGTAGAAAGTATATCGGTAGAAAGTATTTCTGGTCAAAACGAAAGCCTAGAAATAGTACTGGGAGGAGAAGAGTTACGACTGAAAGTAACTGGAAGAAATACTACGGAAGTTGTCCAGATCTTAAAGGGGATGTATTGCAATATGGGAGGGAGTCCTTTCTCCGGGAGATTCTTACTCTACACTCCACAGCAGGAAAATGTAACTTTGAGGAAACAAGACAGTTGTTTTTGAATAATGTTCTCACAGAGTCCTTGACAGATGGAACTCCTGCGTTTTATAATGCTAACATTCTCGGTAGATACTATCGTAAAGATTATTTTAACAAGTAACCTGAAATGATTAAAAAAATTATTATTGCAATTTTAGCATTTTCAATTCCATCTGCATGTGCTGTTCCAAGTACAATGAATGAACTTGAGGATGTTGTGAATGTAGATATTCTAGAAGACGAAGAGACTGCAATTCAAATAGAAGTTGTAGAAAAACAATGGAAGTGTGAGGAGTGTACTCCTGAGGAAAAATACATTCTCTCTGAACTTCAAAAGGAAACCAGAATTACTGACCGCAATGCCCTTGCTACAATTCTGGGAAACATTAAACAGGAAAGCAACTTCCGTGCTAACATATGTGAGGGAGGTGCTAGAGTTCCTTATGACCGTTGCTATAGTGGTGGTTATGGTCTTATTCAGTGGACCACTCTAGGAAGATATAATGGACTTGGATCTTTCTGTGCTGCATATGGTTGTGATCCATCTTCCCTTGAAGGTCAAACTCGTTATATGATTAACGAAGACATCTTTCAGAGGTATCTTCCTATGTTTGAGGGCAGTGGACAAACTGTCCAACAATATATGGTTCCTGCTTACTATTGGTTAGGATGGGGAATCAAGGGCAATAGAGAAATTTATGCCTATGATTACACTAAAAAACTCGTATGGACATGATTTTACAAACACTTAAAAAACTTACCAAACCTTTTACTGGTATTCCTGCACCAAAAGTTCTGAAAGATGATCCTTGGTTTGGACCTGCTCCACTTTCTGAAAAGCAGCAGATGAGTATGAAAGCACAACTGCAAGAAGAGAATCAACTTCTTCCAGAAAAAGAAGAAGTCCCTCCCAAAAAAGAGGTGGACAATATCCACGAAGTCATCTATAATATTGCTACGAAAAGCGGTAAGACTACAACTCAACTGGATCCAATGCCAGAGTTGGGTGGTGGTTCCGAAAACTTTCAATCTGGTCCTGGTGGATGGATGTCTGGAACTGGTTTTCGTCAATTTGGTTAGTTATGAGTACTGAAGAAATTGTTTTGAATGTCCGTGATTGGGTAATCCCCTTGGTAGTTCAGGATTATCGGCAATAGGAACTATCACTTGGGCAAGTAGCATAATGGAGAATGCCACGCTCTTCTAAAGCGTTGATTGGGGGTTCGAGTCCCTCCTTGCCTGTACTCTATACTACCAGAGTTGATAACAATGCCCTGTAGCACAACGGCAGTGCAGGAAGCTGTTAACTTCAAGGTTACTGGTTCGAATCCAGTCGGGGCAGTATCTCACTCTTTTATTATGCCAAACAAAAAAGAACTCACTCAGGAAGAACTTTTTCCTTATGAACTTTTTCCATTCCGTCTGGAACATCCAGATGAAAAAGAAAAGAAAGTCTGTTGGTTTCAGTGCGAAGAACATCTGGAAAAATACATTGCTCGCTACAAAATTAAAAAACGTAGTAAGTATGTAAAAATCGATAAGAAAACTAAATAGTTCTTTAATTATGAATTACAAACCTTATAGTGTGGAATGGCATCGGTATCGATACTTGAAGGAAGCAATCGATAAATACCTAGATGACTACGTTGACAATGAGATAATTGTTAATGACATTCTAGACATCGTATGTGTCCGTCAGGAACGAGCACATATGGAGTATCATAAACTAGAAGACCTTGAGTTAAAACTGCGGGATTAGTATGCTATCAACTCAATACAGACTAAGACTAGAGTCTATTTGTAGATGTATTGCAAATAAAGAACAGGTGCCTTTGGAAGATATGATCTGGGTAGAGAAACTTGCCAAGGCACATACTCTTGCTAGAGATTGGTTGAACCAAGCACGTCGTCAAGCTACTCAAGATATTGAAGAAGGAACTATTGATGACTTTATGAATCGTATGGGACTTGGAGATCCAGACCCATCTAATTATAAAACAGGATTTGATGGTGCTGATGACATTACTGACTGGTTCAAACAAGATAAACCTGAAGACTGGAGGCAACGTGACTAATCCCAGACAAGAAAATGAAAAAAAATGGAAGGAAGAAACCAATAAAGTAATTGCTAAAAATCTTATTAAAAGTGTTGAGTCTCTTCTAGGTGGTACTACCACATATGTTACAGTTATAGATAAAAAAAGTTCTCATAAACGTATCGTAATCGATTATGACCACAGCAGTAATTTATAGTAATGGTAGTCAAGAGTGTGAACGTATA